CCCCGCCAAGGAACGTGCAGTCTTTAACCCCAATAGGTAGCCTTCAACTCCGGCATTTCGTGGGGACCTTTTAATGGCCTAGGGCCAAGTCATGTTGGTTTCGTCCTACTCGTCCTATTACGTGTAGGGGATTTGTATTATCGGACCGACGTCCTATGAAACTCTAATTGGTACATCCCTTTTAAGGGTTTCTGCACTGTCTCAGAGCCACAGCACGTGCGCAGCTTTCCCTGAAGCACGATCTAGGTCAAAGTCCGAGGGCGAGTTTTAGGGCATCCCGGGCCCACATTTCCAGCTGGTTACATGAATTTGCCAGCCGTTTCCGCTATCTTTCCGACATCGGAAACCACGTCCGCGATGTCTTTCACACCCGGACCAATGGCGGTGGCTTCCCGCATCAACTTATTCCAGACGCCGTCGCTGGCCACCTCATGATGAGAATGGCCGGCGGAAGCCGGATTAGCTAGATCGAAGCGCACACGCCACTCTGTGGTGACGAGGTACTCCAATTTAAGAGGGTTGGGGTCGCCACCGCCTGTATTATATACAAAGATTGGAGCCCAGCCAGCAGGCTCGGGCTCAGAGGTAGAGTTCCAAGTATGCCGCCCGTCAGTCTTAATCTCCAAGGTTTCAAAATCGGAGACGTCCGCCATATTTAGCGGATACGAACTGACTTGCACGCCTCTAATTGCTAATTTACCCGCGGACATCATACGTGGGGCCTGAAACTGAATTGCAGAATCAGCCCATGCCTCCCACGTCCTCGAATCACCGCCTAACTTAGCCTGCGTATTCATAACGCCAGCGTAGACCATGCCCTCCGTGGTTTGTAACGCACCGGGGTTCATAATCTGCACTGTCATTGCTGACGGGCATACAGTAGCGGCCTTGCCTAGCTCCGACATATTGTGAACTACGCGGTTCGTGTTATCGCCACCACCGATCGCTTGACTAGCGTCGTGATCGTAATAACAAACGTCGTTAATCCACTCTCCGGAGCCCGGCCTTCGGAAGGTTCCGAAGACGAGAACGCGGGCGTCTGTACTAAATCGGCGGGTAAACCTAACTGTAAGGTAAGGTCCGACCGCTCGTGGGAGCGGTAAGTGATGCGGCAATCGGGCATCCCAGCAACGGAAGTCGTAACCAGGTTTTCCTCCAAGAGCCTTCCGGGGAATCCCACCAACTCCCTGCGTGAGGACCATTGCTCCCTTAGATCTATTGGCTTGCCTTCGGCGAGGCGGCTTTCGCCGTCGCGGCGCTGGCGGGGGGCGACGTCCTGGACGTCGGCCCCGCACAGGAGGTCCGATAGCCAAGATTGTCTCGCGCAAACGCGAGCGGGGTGCATTTGGCATCTCGATGCTGTATGCAGAGAAGCCCTAAATGTTTTGTGTGTTTTGTTTTGAATATTTTCAGGCCCAGACACCAGTGCAAGGGGCTTTATGCACGGCTAGTTTCGCGATTAAACGCGGCTCTATCGTCCTAATTGACGAACGGACGAGTTTTAGGGCTTCCCGAGCCCGCCTATGGACAGTGCGCTCTCAGGCGCACACCTCACCATCCCAAGCCCACTCGGACCTATCCGGCAGGGTCCATCCCTTGAACGCGCACAAAGCGCCTAGCTGCCTCAGCTGCTCGTCACTGTTACGCATAGCGTACGCAATGCCGCCGAGCACGTCGGCTGCGGGAGGAATCTCCCGGAACTGAAGCAGAAGCCTGTGCAGGCTCTTGGAGACGTTCCTGAACGTCGAGGTCCATTTGCCCTCTGGGCTGCGCACAAGCCCGTGGGAAGTGAAATCGATCTCTTCACCCAATTTCCAATTGGAGATTGTCATACCCTCCTTGGTAATAGTCCCCTGGCTTCGCAGGGCGGCTTCCTTCAAGGGGGAACTCGACAGAAGATCGTCGCCAGCACAACCCGCGGACTTAGTCCCAGCAATGATGGCGCCCAGAGCCCTCATAAAGGAATTCTGGGTAGTGGTGTCCGGCAAACCTGACGCGGTGATTCCGTACACTTCCACGCTCCAAATGTCGTTGCCGGACACAAAGGTGTGGCAGCTCATACAGAGCTTGTCTGCAAACAAACCGAGGGCAGTGCCCACGGCCTGCTCGCAGCCCGGCTGTGTCAAACCACGACAAGCCTCGGAGCGGAAGACGCGCAACGCGCGGTCAGTGGCATCGGCCATAATGGCGTCGCGGGAGACAGACATGTCCCAGCCGCTCGCGTCCGTGCTAACCACCCTCCCGTTGGGGAAGAGGTTTTCAATATGCTGGCCAAGGCGGTCGATGCCTTCATCATGGTGTCCCATCCCACACGTGTGGGAGACAACTGCTCCACCCTGGTAATCGCGAATCTGCTGTTTGTTCAAGTCGTTGCCCAAATAGGCCTCGACCAAGCAGTCGGCGAGTGAGATGTTGCAAATAAGCCGCCACGTCTCTGTGGTGGCTTTCTTCTCCGCGTGTCCTTCATCCTTGACGAAGAGTTCGACGGGGTCACGCAAGCCCAGATGCACCATTTCCTCCGGTGTCATGGAGGGAAGGGTATCCAAGCAGGACGCGCGGGCGAGAAGACGCCCGAAGCCGAGCTGGGCGAGCGCCACGGCATGCTTAGCCACGAAAGTTTTCTTGCTAAGATTCCGGTAGCGCCGGGTCCAACCCGAACTTGTGTCGTCGAAGCCCGCGAAGATTTTCTCAAGGCAGGGCGCACCATAAGTGATGTCTGGCATAGTGCCAGCGTTCAGCTTCATGGCCCTGAGCCACGCGGCGAGCGCGGCGGGAGAATCCAGGGTGGGGAGACCACGCTCAGTGGTCTGTTTCTGGGCCTGCACGGACATAGACTTCAAGATAGATTTCTCGTCGTTCGGGGGGAGGACGTACTCCCCCTCAACTCCGATGGTCTTGAGGAAAGCTTTCTCCTCCTCGGTGAGCCGCAGGGGTTCGGTACGGGATTTCTTGCGATTGCCACCCTTAGCCTTGCCAATGTGCTTGAAAAAGGGCTGACCGTCGCCTGCCGCCATGACCTGGCCGGTTCCCTTGCTCTTGTCGATCAAGGTACGGGTGTGGTCGCGGTAGTTGCGGAATTCCTGGAACGGGTCCTGGACCGAACTGGGAGGAGAGTCAACGAGACTGGCGTATGTAAAGCCAGTGGCCTCGGTAATAGCGGTGTGATCGCCTTCAAACAATTTCTTGAAAAGGCGGTTGATATCCTCTGGAGTGGCGGCGCGCTTTGGCACAAGCTCCTGCGGGAACTTCGAAGGGGCAGTAGTCGTGGTAGACCACGGAACTTCTCCCTTAAGGAAGCCCGTCAAAAGCGGGGCAAATTGCGGCGCGTAGGAATCCACGGCCTTCTTGTAATCACCAAGAAGTTGTCCTTCGGACGAGTCAAGGGCCGCCGCCAAACGTAGGCTGAGCTCCTGCTCTGTCTCCCCGGGGGGGGACAAATAGTCTGACTCCTCAAAGGCATGAGGGTCCAACTCGATGACTTCCTCAGCGGGCTCCAGGGTCAAACCTGGGGCGGGCTTTGGCTCCATCGGCAAGGTAGTCTCGCTGAAAGGCAGGACACAGTCCATAACCTCTGGCCTCGGCTGACGCTTGCGCAAACAGCTGTCGTTGGCCCATTGCTCCTCTTCACCCCAGAGCTGATCGCGAATCTCACGGTCAGCCTGGTCCCAAGTGTCTTTGTCATGGTACATGCCCCTAATACCGGGGGAAGCCTCTTGGGAGAGGGTGTAGTCTTCAAGATCTGCCCACGTATGGAAAATGTCTTGCTTGTCTTTGGGCAGAGGGGACTCGCTGAGAAGCGCGTCCAA